ATCCATGTATTCTTTCAAAAAATACTATTTCTGGTATCGCATGCTCACCCACAATAGGACGTCCACGATAGTCAGAACCTTTGACCATTATAGCACATTCTGCAATGATGTCGACAAGTTCTTGATTGGAATCAAATATTCTAACCTCATTAACTGAGCGTAGATTACTCAAGAGTTCTTGTCGTTCCGCTTGTGTATTTACAGGACGGCCAGCGCCTTTTAATTCTTTTACTCTTCGATCAGAGTCAATGGCAACCACAAGATAATCACCTAAACTTCGAGCATAATTTAACAATGCCAAATGTCCAGAGTGTACAATATCAAATGTGCCATTGACTATGATTCGTTTCATTCGAAGTCTAAGTTCATTCTACGCCAAGCTTCATCGTCTGGCTTTTCGTTTTCATCATATGTCCAGCCCAGTTGTTTCATCAACCGGTGTTTCACACGCATGTTAGGGATACGAGTCTTTTCAGTGTCTTTGAATCCCATCATAATACCAACCTCTGCCACAGCACCTGAACGGCACAAGCCTGCCATGCAATGCACAACCACGTTCATGCGCTTTTTCAAGGCATATTGCAACAGGCGCACAATCTCTGCGGCTTGCTCGTCTGAGATCTTTGCTTCGTCGGGAAAACCATCTTTGTCTTCGGCATCCAAAAATTCAAAACGATGAGTTTCCTTAAAGTCGTGCGCAGGCTCGGGCCACCAGCTGGGTGCAGGATCCATGATTTGGATCAGCATTGAGTTAGGGCCAGCATTGTGATGGTACCTCATGGGCACATCAGCGGCGGCTACGTTTTCAATCCAGGGCATGTCGTTCTCCGTTTAGTGTGTAATTATAGCACAAAGAGCTATTTTGGTCAAGTAGCACTAAGGTATTACTTCTTGCCAGGTGTGATCGCCCATGTATTTGACCTGCATGAGATACTGATAATCTTCTGGCACACCAGTGTTCCAATCATCAGGGCCAGTAAGCACCAGCAGATTTTTTCCGTGTCTTTTGTGCCATACCAACCAGTAGCAGTGGCCCATCACAATTTGAAAATTGTATTCTGCGGCGTACACTGCATCAGTGACATCAAGTCTGCGCCGAATGTCCTGTGCTTGTTTTTCTAAAACTGAGACCAGTTCCATGATGCGATCATACTCCTGCTGGGCATACATCCTAGCATGATTGATCATCAAGTCCTTTTGCTTTTCAACCGGGACTAGATCAAATGTAGGACCTAGAGTGCTGGTGGCATATGGAGTTATGTTTCGATTGAAGAAGTGTACCAGGGTGTTGCCAGTAGTGATATCAAAACTGTCTCGACCCTTGGCTGAGTTTGATTGATCAGAATCCGTCATGATCCCGGTGACGTCGACGTGGTTCAATGTCTAATTTCTTATACAAATACTCACGTCCAACAAGTCCAAGCTCAATTTCTTTGAGAGCTGTGACCACGGCACTGTGTGCAGGACCATTAATGCGTGGTCGGTCTCCGCGACCTAGTTCTCTAGCACGACGAGCACCAATCAGCACTAGGTCATAACGATTGCCCACTGCGGCAACTGCGGCCTCGTTTGAAAGTCCCAGGGTTGATTCATATGCAAGTGCGTCTTGAATATCTTGTACTTTATTCATCATCTTCCTTTGTTGTTAAACCATTTGAATGTGTGTCGCGAATCACTTCCACGTTTTGGAACAATCGCTTTTCTTGTGCTGTGAGTTTGTCTTTGTGTGTCTTGCGCGGGTTGCCACATAGGTAGCAGTGCGGATTACCACAATCCATGGCATGATGTTTGGCCATTCTGTGTGGTTCTTTTACTGATTTGTCTCTATTGGTTAAGCCATGTTGCTTGGCAATTTTGACTTGTCTTGATATCGCCACATCTGTTTTGTGACGTCGTTTTGAGTTTATAAATTTGGCTAGATCGTTGCTCATACAGTATTTAATAGTGGTAGAGCTTATTATACAAGTTCTACCACTTACTGTCAAGCTATTTTGGCCAGTTACGGGTTCCGGCGACACCTTATTTTGTGTCCGATTTATTTGTTAATTCAATCCCAGGCGTTTCCAGTCGCTACGTATTTTGGTTTTGACTGCGGCGGGCAATGCAACATAGTCCAGTTCGTCGGCCATTTTGTCACCGTTGGCAAATGACCAATCAAAAAACGTCAGAGCCGCTTTGAGATCTTCGGGCTTTTCTGGTTTGATGTGAACAAGAATAAATGTGGCACCAGTGATGGGCCAAGCATCTCGACCCTTTTGATCTGTCAAGATCTGAAAGTAAGTACGATTCCAATCAGCATTGGCGGCCGCGGCCTTGAATGAGTCTTCAGTGGGAGCCACCCATGTGCCAGCAGAATTTTGTACATTGACCCAGTTCATCTTGGTTTGGGTGACGTATGCATATTCAACATAGCCTAGACTTCCTGGCAGTTGTCGAACCATGGCAGCAACTCCTTCGTTGCCCTTGCCACCAGCACCAACTTTCCAGTTAACTGCTGTGCCTTCACCAATGGTGGATTTGAACTCTGGGCTGACCTTGCTTAGGTAGTTGGTCCAGATAAATGTTGTACCGGACCCGTCAGCTCTGCGCACCACGGTGATTTCTTGATCGGGTAGTTTGAGAGCGGGATTCAACGCCGTGATTACAGGATCGTTCCACTTTTTGATTTTGCCCAGGTAGATATCAGCTATCACTGTGCCGGTGAGTCTTAGTGATCCTGGTTCAACACCTTTGATGTTGATAACCGGTACTACTCCGCCAATTACTGTGGGAAACTGAAACGCACCCAGAGCAGTCAATCGTTCGTCTGTAAGTGGCATATCGCTAGCACCAAATGTCACTGTTCGCGCTTCAGTCATTCTAATACCAGCACCCGAGCCCACACTCTGGTAGTTGATACGAATGCCAGTGAGTTTGTGATAGGCTTCTGCCCACTTTGAGTATAAAGGCGCCGGAAATGTTGCCCCACCACCGTTGATGGTTGTCTGCGCCTGTGCAGTAACCAAGGTGAATGCAGCCAGTAGTGTCAGTAAGTGTTTGAACATGATTTCTCCTTTGTAGTTCAAAAGTATTTAATTACAATCATGTTACAATTTTGTTACAACGCTTAACTGTTTAACACCTTTGCCACGGAGTTCATAACTGACGCAATACGTCCAATGTCACGAAGTTGTTCTACAGTATAGCCTTCTTGCTTGAGTGTTTCGTAATGTGCTTTCACACAGAAATGACACTTGCCTACAATACTTGCGGCCAAACTAAATGCTTCAAAGTTTGACTTGGTGGTACCACCATGGCTTGCGATTGCGTTCATGCGTAACTGTGCTGGCAGACCTTTGAGTGCAGGATCATCTGCCATCTCAACGTAAGGATACCATACATTGTTTTGTGCCATGATGCTGGCTGCACACATAGCAGATTCTGCATGAACAGGAGCATCTGCTAACATAACAGCTAGTACCTTTCCGTTGCCGGTTGCGGCAAGTGCAGCCACAGCACAGCCCATAGCAACGTCTGCATCCAATGTGCTACGCAGTAACACAGCATCCAGATTTAATTTTGTATCTTTTGCGTAATCTGGTAACGCACCTTTTACTGATTCAATAAAACTCATTTTAATATTTCCCTGATGCTAATACGATTTGACAAATGTGTTCTAATCGTTCAATGTGTTCAAAAGCTCTCCATGGGCTGGTATCGATAGCAACCACACCGTGACCTTTGATACCTACAATGTCGTAAGAAATATTGCCATAGTCATCCAACTGCAAGTTCTCGTGACAACGATCAGCAAGCTCTTGACTGATTGGAGCCACATCACCTACGTTGGGTGCGACCCGGGTATAACGATTAAGTTCTGGGAACGCATCGCTAATTGTGTTGAGGTCAATACCGGCGTGCATGGCTGCAATGCAATATGTAGGATGCAGATGAACCACTACCCTAACATCGTTGCTGTGCTGACCCATTGCTCGCTGTAGGCCAAAATGTAGTGGAATCTCACCACTGGGTCGAAGATTAGTGCTGATGTCTGTGTAGTACTCTTCTTCCCAGCCTTTTTCTAAAAAAGGCGGAACAGCACTGATGACATCTACCAACTTGATCTTCTTGAACTGATCTGGTTGCATGGTCTGCTTACGGACGCCACTGGGTGTGATATAAAAGTGATCACGGTCGTGATGACGAATTGACACATTGCCATCACGACTGGTAATCCAGTTGCGTCTATATGCTTCAACAAGTGTGTCGCATATAGTTTCTAACATTACAGTGTCTCTCCGCCTACTGTACGGTTACATGCACACAGTTCGCCAGTTTGTAATGCGTCCAACACACGAAGTGTTTCTTCTGGGTTACGACCAACATTTAAGTTGTTCACAGTCACGTGTTGAATTTCGTTGTTGGGGTCAACAATGAATGTGGCACGAAGGGCAGCACCTGCTGGTGCATAGAATACGCCCAGTTGCTCAATAAGACTTAGATTTTCACCAGACTCTGAATTCCAACGTTGTGTGTCAGCAAACTGAATGTGCTTGATCTTGCTCAAGTCTTCGTGGCTGCGTTGCCATGCCAGTTTGCAGAACTCATTGTCTGTTGAACCTGTGAGCAATACTGCGTCACGGTCAGCAAAGTCCTGGAACAGTTTGTCGTATGCCACAATTTCAGTTGGGCAAACAAATGTGAAGTCTTTTGGGTAGTAAACAATCACTTTCCACTTGCCTTCAAAACTTTTATCTGTGATGGTAAAGAAATCGTCTTTACCTGGGTTCACGCCGGTCACGGCAAATGCTTCTAGTTTATCGCCTACAGTTTTCATTTAGTTCTCCTATGTTAAAAATGAATCTCAGTGTTTATACTGATTCACTATTATATAGCATAGTAGATGGCTAAGTCAAGGCATTTTGCTATTGATTTTTTTAATGAGGATAATAGTATGTGCCTTTGCGCTCGTTGGCCAAAAGCCAGGGATAGATTGGTGTGGCAAACCGTAGGCTTTGGTAGCCCACTTGTCCCATGTACTCAGAAGGCACAGCAGGCTCACCGTCAAGTTCACAAGTGCCCGAGTCCTCCATGGTAAGACGCAGGTCCAGACCTTCAATACGGATACTGTGTATGTGCAACTGGGCGCCGGTTGGTCGCCCGCGAACCTCAATGCGAAGCTCGTGTTCAGCAGGGTCTTCGTGATCCGGAATGGCATGCTCAAACCTAGTGGTGTCTGTTGACAGTTGCTGTATCATGATCACTTTGCCGTCGACCCAAATTGCCACAAACATGGCAGCATCCGCGGCAGTGCCAGAAAACTCTATTTCCAACAGAGCTGTTTTTTGATATGGGGTCTTACCATCAAGGATTGTTGAATAGATACTCAAGGCTGTCTCCGTATTTTTCTCTAAATTCAATTTCACTAAAGAATGGCAGATTGGGGGTGCGTATGGCAGTGCCATCATCGAGATACGCAATCCATTGCTGTGCTAGTAGTTGTGTTTTCTTTTGAATATACCAAGTGAATTGTCTACTGTTGGATTTTCTAGCCAAAGTATAGTGAGTGTGATTGCGATCAAACTCATAAATGTATTTTTTTAAAAACTGTTTGTAGGAAGCATAGTTGTCACTGGCAATGATTTTGTCAGTGTTGTGCCACATGTAGTCTTCAAACTCTTGGCAATCATAAAACGCACTGGTGCTGGCTGTAGATGTAAATGTGCTGTCATGCGGCGCAAATATCTGTGTCTTTGTTGCGGCATAGAACCACCAACGTGCTTCCAGCACAGTTTCAATAGGACGCCGAGCCAAGGCAAAAAACTCCACACAAAATTCTTCCAGGGCTGGATCAGTCACAACACTGCGCCAGGATTTTTGTAAACCTTCATACCCTAGTGAATCAAAAAACGATTCATCTAAACTGGCAGTAAATTCATCGCCGCCGTGGCCGTTGATCATGAGGCCATCAAACACAGTGTCTAGATATACATCGCCACTGATGTCCAGCATCTCTACGGTGGGATAGTTTTGACTTACAAATTCAAAAAAATCTCTGTTTTCATAAACACTGTAAGGGGAATACAACACACGCAATTGATTCAGGTGTGTGGTGTGTTTTAAGAAACCTGATACCAAGCAGGTTGAGTCGATGCCGCCACTCCAGCACAGATTTAGTTTCTCTCCAGTGTTGATATAGTTGTTGACTCTTTGTGCAATAACATGATCAAGGTCCGCAGACTTTGCTGGTGGTTGCCATGATCGTTGTACAGCAAACGCAAATGGACCAGTGATAGAGTGTGTGCGATCAACAGGATTACCGTGTGGATGGGTTGAAAACACACAGTTGAGATCAATCAATTTGTTGTAGCGATCAAACCCTTTGACTTTTGCTAGACTGCCTGCCAGTTGATATGGCTGCTTTTGCCAATCTAGCATGCGGTAAAAATACATGGGATTGATTGTGCGTAATAACGGTTTCATGCGCTACGATTTGTTATCTCACCAATGTAGTAATCTACATTGAATGTGTTTAGATCATTGATGTCGTTGGTTTTAAAATTTTGTACCTTGGAAATCAATTGATTTTCATACAAGTTAACATGCTTCAACATCCTGATTCGACGTTGTACTATTGTGGAATCTGTAGCATTCACCGCGAGTTCATCGAGTAGTTGTGTTCGAACTTGATTGAACTTTGTTAGTATTTCTTTTATTATTTTTATTTTGTAAAATTTTATATTGCGATTCATTCAGCATCAACTTGCACACTGACCAATCGACCAGGCCATGGGGCCAACTCATCGGTTGTGGTATGTTCTGCTTGCAGTGCTGTTACAAATTCTGCGGCAACAGCAGCATCTGACCATGAACGAACAATAGTTCTCAGAGACGTTTCAATATCTATG